AAAATGTAGACTATGTACAAAAAGGTCTAGCATTTAGAAAATTTTTCAAACAGTTTGAATTAGCTAAAGATGTAATAGTTGATGAAGCTGAAATGAAAGATGGTCTACTTAAAATTAAACTTGGTTACAAAGAACCAAAAGAAATTGAAGGTATTAAAGTAGATATTAAATAGTATCTATGATAAAAAGGAGTGGAAATTTATATCCACTCCTTTAACTCTTCACCCATAATTTGCGAAGCAATATTTATTTTTTTGCGGAGGGCCTTTACAATTTTTTCATCTACTGTGTTCTCTGCTATAATATCTACGTAAGTCATTTTTCTTACCTGACCGTGTCTATTAATTCTAGCTTCTGATTGAGTCCTTTTTTCTAAATCATAACCATTAGAATAATAAATCATTGTGTTTGCCTCTGTTAATGTAATTCCATAACCGCCTGTTTGAGGTGTACCAATTAAAAATTTAACTTTACTATTAGGATCCTGTAACAATTTAATATTATCTTGTCTTTCGTTTTGTGGAGTATCTCCATAATAAGTAACATAAGAATCCTTACCAAATTCTTTTTCAACAGCTTTAATAATAACGTTTATATCATATCTATAGTGCGCCCAAATAACTGCTTTGTTTTCAACTTCTCTTAATATATCTATTAATGCATCTAATCTTTCATTTTTAATTTCTTTAATAGAACCATCATCAGCAGTAAAATGACCACAAGTTATTTGATGCAATCTCATCAATTGAACAAGTGCTGTTGCTGTTGTCATAACTTTACCATCCATAGCAGCAAGAGCTATTTGTTTCATAGAGTCATATATTTTTTGTTGTTCCTTAGACAATTGAATAATTCTTTTTGTGTACACATAATCTGGTAAATCTAAACAATCTTCTTTTAAAACTCTGTATGAAAATGGTTCTAGTTTTTTAGACAATTCATCAAGATTACGATAACCAACAACTAATTGAATAGATCGTCCACCAAAGTTAGCAGTTTTTAATACTGCATAACGAGTTCTAAAAGCATAATAAGAACTATAATCCAATAAACAAGGATCAAGAAACTCGCATTGTTTATATAGATCTAATGGAGATTTAGTGACGGGTGATCCAGTTAAAATTCTTCTGTACTTGGCTAATCTACCTAAATTAACTATTGATTTGGTTCTAATAGCATCTGGATTTTTTATAGTGGTTGATTCGTCAATAGCCATTAAAGTATTATGACAGCTTAAAAACTTTTCAGCAAAAGCAACTCCATGTTTTGTAGACATAGATTCTACATTCATAATTAACAAATGTAATTCATGACCTGATTCAAATAATGGTGTAACTTCTTTAGAAACTATTTTATTATTTTTCATAAAAAAAGCTTTCCATAAAACTTTTTTTGATTCTATGTGTTTAGGTAAATGTGTTGGAATTTCTATATCACTCCAAGTTTGATAAACACCTTTAGGTGCTATAATTAAAGCGCCATCAATCTTACCTTTGTCATAAAGCATTGCAATATTATCAATAAGAACCTTTGATTTACCGGTTCCCATTTCCATAAAATAAGCAAATACTTCTTTATTCAAGGACTTCTCTAACGCCGTTATTTGATGCGCATAGGGTTTAGTTTTAAACTTATAATTCATATATTTAACTCTTTATCTTTCTATAAAAACTAATTATAACATACTCATTATTAACTTGTCAAATAAGAAAGTATGGAAAATACTGTTTATGTTATACAAGAATTACCTGGTACCAGAATGGGACAACCAAAATTTAACATTTTGGGAGCACAGAAATTTGGTAAATTAAAAACATTATTACCAGAATATTCACAAATAATATTAAGTCCAGGTCCATTAGTGGCGAAATTAAGGTCTTTATTAAAAGATTACACACCAAAAGACTATTTACTACTTACAGGTGATCCTGCCATAATTGGTGTAGCCTGTTCTATAGCATCAGATATTACAAATGGTAGATATAATGTGTTAAAATGGGATAGACAAGAACAGACTTATTATTCTATTGAAATTAATTTATATGAGAAAGGAAATATTGAATCCTAGATATTGACATAATATTTAAATTAGCATATACTTTCGCTTATGAAAGTAAATAAACAAAAAACAGAAAGAAATGAAATGCAAAATATAAACTTTGAACAAGATCAAACAAACTCATTAACACAGATTAATGATGCTAAATCTTTATCTGATCAAGTAGTTAAATTAAAAAATCTTGAAGATAAAATTTTAAACGCAGAAGAAAATTTAAAAAAATTAAAAGAAGAGGCAGATGTTCTATCGGGGGAAGTAATTCCTACAATGATGACTGAAATGAATATCTCAACATTGAAATTAGCAGATGGTACCGCTGTAGAAGTGAAACCCATCTACGGTGCTTCTATTTCCGCTGAAAGGAAAGAAGAGGCATTTAACTGGCTTCGTGAAAACGGTTTAGGTGACCTCATCAAAAATGAGATTACTGTTTCCTTTGGCCGCAACGAAGATAACAAGGCAATTGCTTATGCAAACCTTGCAGCAGAGCGTGGTTATCAACCATCCCAGAAATTAAAAGTTGAACCCATGACTCTCAAAGCATTGGTCAGAGAGCGTATCGAAGCTGGGAAAGATATGCCCTCTGATCTATTTAACGTGTTCGCAGGAAACCGAACCAAAATAATAAGGAAATAAACATGAACAAAGTACAAAGCACAATGGACCAAGGGACAAAAAAGTCCAACGCAGTGTCTGAAAAAGCAACTGCGGGAGCTTTATCTGTTAATCTTTTTGAACAAGACGCAGATAAAGGTCTAAGTAATATGGGTCATGAAGATCTAGCATTACCTTTTCTTAAAATACTAGGACAATTATCTCCAGAAGTTAATAAGAGAGATGGTAAATATGTTCAAGGCGCTGAACCTGGAATGATTTACAACTCTGTAACAGGAGAGTTGTTTGATGGTGAAAAAGGAATTGAAGTTTTACCTTGCCATTATAAATTAGAATATATTGAATGGCAAGATAGAGGTGAAGGTTCTGGTGCTCCAGTAGGAATACACTCATCATCAAGTGATATATTAACAAAAACAAAAAGAGATGCTTCTTTTAAAGATAGATTACCAAATGGTAATTATGTCGAAAAAACTGCAAGTCATTTCTTAATTGTTTGTGGTCAAACTCCAACAACAGCTTTATTGGCTATGAAGTCTACTCAATTAAAAATTAGTAGAAAATGGAATAGTATGATGGCCAGTATAAAGATGAAGGGTAAAAATGGATTGTTTACACCGGCATCTTTTAGCCACATTTATAAATTAAGATCTGTTCAACAATCCAATGATAAAGGAACTTGGTTTGGTTGGGAAGTTAGTAAAGTAGGTCCTGTAGAGGATTCTTCTTTATATCAACAAGCCAAAGCGTTTGCTGAAAGTGTTTCAAGAGGAAACATTAAAGTAAAGCATGTTGAGTCCAACGGATCTGAAAAAACATCTGAGGCACACTTTTAATAAGAAATCGGGGCAGGGTAATACCTGCCCTAAACAAATAGGGCACAATGGAGAAAGAGTTTGCAGAAATATTTAGCGGGCTAAGGAGAAATTTTGGTATCGCTTACTTGGATGAATTTACCATTGATGAAAAAACAGGAAAGAAAAAACCAAAAAAGTACGGTTGGTCTTTTAAAGAAATAACTAATAAAAATTATTTAGACCATTTAAAAGGCACAACATCTATTGGTATACAACCTTGTGATGATGATGGCATGGCAAGTTTTGGTGCAATAGATATTGATGATAAGGAACATAGCTATTCAAACTTTCCATATAAGAAATATTTAGATATTATAAAAGAAAATAATCTTCCGTTAATACCAGTTAAATCAAAGAGTGGTGGTTTACATTTATATTTATTTTTAAAAGAAAAAACTAAAGCAGTTTTTTTAAGAAATTTTTTAGAAAATTTATTATTCACATTAAAACTAAAACCAAATACTGAAATATATCCTAAACAAACTGAACTT